TTGCAAGATAGGAAACCTATTCAGAAGGAAGCTTTGAAGGTCTTTGACAAGTTCGCTAAGAAGTTCAACAAGAAGGTGAGTCGCTAATGGCTATTAACTATCCCGTCATTTTCAAGACTGACACTTCTCAACTTGACAAGGCTGGCGGTTCACTAAAGAAGTTCGGTGGGATTGCCGCAGGTGTAGGAGCTGCCGCAGGTGCAGCGGTTGCCGGCATTGCTGTCGCTTCTATCAAAGCATTTTCAGAATTTGATTCTGCCCTCAACAAGTCAATCTCAATCATGGGAGACGTGTCAGACACTCTCAGAGATGAAATGGGAGATGCGGCTAAAGAGGTTGCTAAGACAACAAGCTTTTCGGCATCAGAAGCCGCAGAGTCATATTTCTTCCTAGCTAGTGCCGGTCTTGACGCAGCCGCTTCGGTAGCAGCTATGCCACAGGTTGCCGCTTTTGCTCAAGCCGGTATGTTCGACATGGCAACAGCAACAGACCTAGCAACAGACGCACAGTCAGCTTTGGGTTTAGCGTCAGATGATGCAGGTGAAAACCTTGACAACCTGACACGAGTCACAGACGTATTCGTAAAAGCCAACACACTAGCTAACACTTCGGTTGAGCAACTAGCCACAGCCATGACCTCTAAAGCTGGTAACGCTCTGAAGACGGTTGGTAAAGATATTGAAGAAGGCTCGGCTGCTCTGGCTGTCTTTGCGGATCAAGGTATCAAGGGTGAGCGAGCTGGAACACTTCTCACCAACACGATTTTTGGTCTTACTGAGAACGCCGACAAGAACGCAGGTCGGTTCAAAGAACTAGGAATTCAAGTCTTCGATGCTGAAGGCAACATGAAGAACATGAGTGACATTGCAGGGGATGTCACACAAGCCTTTGACGGAATGAGCGAGGAACAAAAGCTCGCAGAGATTTCGGCACTTGGATTCACTAAACAAACTCGTGAAGGTGTTCTTGCTCTAGCAGGTCAGGGCGAAACACTAGCCGAGTATGAAGAGGCACTTAGGAACGCCGGGGGAACAGCCGAAGAGGTAGCAGGGAAACAGCTAATGACCTTAGAGGGTCAGCTTGGCCTTCTGACATCTTCAATCAACGTTGCAGGAATTGACATCGGTGAGAAGTTCAAAGAACCCCTTATCGAACTTCTGGCTGTCATAAATCCCCTTGTGGATATTGTTGCTCCTAAGTTCATTGCATTTTTTGACCCACTAGCTAACGGCGTAGGAATAGTCGCAGACAAGCTTGGGGCGTTTGTTGACATCATTCCGCAGATGCAAAAAGGTTTTGAAATTGCTGAGGACTCTGGTGCAGGATTTGCTGGCGTTCTAGAAATCTTGAAGACTGCTTTTGAAAGAGTATTTGGCGAAATAAATATTGAAGAAGCCTTCTCTGGTTTTGCTGACTTTGCTCAACAAATGAGAGTTTCAATTCTCGAAGCTTTACCTGCAATCATTGAAGGGTTGCTTGAGTTCCTTCCTCAGTTCGTTAGCTTCATAACTGAAACGCTAATCCCAACAATGCTTGACAACGCTAAGCAAATCTTCGTTCTTCTGATTAGCACTATTCAAGAAGTCCTCCCAATGATTGCCGAGGGAATCACCACACTAATCCCTCAGCTAATCGAGTCACTCGCAGAACTACTGCCTGAAATTATTGAGACGATTCTTGGATTCATTCCAGGGTTAATGGACACTGCCTTAGTTCTATTCACAACAATTCTTGACGCACTTGTTGAAATGATTCCTCAGATCATTGACACGCTTGTCGAGTTGTTGCCTAATCTGATTTCAACCCTGATGGATATGTTGCCCGACATCATTGACGCAGGTCTTGATTTGTTCATGGGAATCATTGACGCATTAGTCGAGACAATTCCAATTCTGCTTGACGCAATCGTTGAGGCAATGCCAGAGATAACCGGTCAGCTGATTGAGATGTTGCCTGACATTATCGAGGCATCTCTAACGCTCTTCTTCGGAATCATTGACGGGTTGGTGAAAGCTATTCCTGACATTCTCGAAGCTGTCATTGAGATGATTCCTGAGATAACGGGTCAGCTTGTTGACATGCTCCCCGACATCATTGACGCTTCTATGGAATTGTTCTTTGGTGTTATCAACGGTTTGATAGATGCAACGCCTGACATTCTTGAGGCTGTTATCGGACTCATTCCAAAGATGGCAGAGGCACTACTGGACAACACTAAAGAATTAGTAACCGCTGCCTTTGAGTTGCTTACTGGTTTGGCTAGGGGACTAATCAACAACGCCCCTGAAGTTATCGGTAACGCTATGAGTTCGGTTGGTGAAACAGTTGTCAACGGGTTCAAGAGTTTCTTAGGCATTCAGTCTCCCTCTAAAGTCTTTGAAGGTCTCGGCGGTGACGTTGTTGATGGACTTGAAAAAGGACTTGATGGAGGTAAGAGACTTCTAGCTTCTGCCTCTGTGGACATGGCTCAGAATCTTCAGGTTAGCTCTGAGAACGTTTTGACGGGTCGCTCAAGCCTTCCTATCTCCACAGGCTCACAGAGCGTCTCAGGGGCTTCTGGCGGTTCTAGCAATATAGTCATCAACGTAAACGCCGGCATGGGTGCAGACGGTCAGCGAATAGGGCAACAGATTGTTGACGAGATAATCAAGTTTGAAAGAACATCAGGAAGGGTATTCGCCAGGGCATGACGAACAGAGTAGAGATTGGCTTCGACCTTTCGGGGAATCCTGATCTGGATTTCTTCGTGCTTGACGATGCTCAAAAAGGTCTGCTTGACAATACTCAGTTCTTGCTTGGTGGAGTGTTGTTCTTCAATGTCACAGACAAAGTCATTGACTACTCAATTAGCCGAGGCAAGTCAAGATTCCTTGACCGTTATCCTGCCGGTTCGCTAACTGTAAACCTCGACAACAATGACCGAACCTTTGACCCCGTATTCGAAAACTCCCCGTATGCTGGGCAGATTATCCCTAGACGTGAAGTCCGAGTATTTTCAAATGACAAGCTTCAGATGGAAGCGGTTATTGACGATTGGGATTTGAGCTACTCACCTAATGGAAACAGCGTGGCCACGATTGTCGCTTCTGATGCTCTTACTTTCTTCGCTAACCAAAGTTTGAACGCTAAGACCTTTGACTCAGAGTTTTCAGGGGAACGAATTGAACAGATACTGAATGACCCTCAGGTGAACTGGAGTGTTGAGAAACGTAACCTAGAAACGGGCAGACAGCTTCTACAGGGCGATTCAATAGACAACGGGACTAATGCCCTGCAATACATTCAACAGGTCGTAGAAAGCGAACCAGGGTCTTTCTTCATAGCTCGTGACGGTAAGGTAACTTACCGAGACAGAATAGCTAATCAGTCTTCAGCTGCTATTACAAAGTTCAGCGATGACGGAACAGAGATTCCCTATAAATCTCTTTCGGTAATTTTCGGTTCGGAACTTCTCTATAACGAAATCACCGTCAACATTCAAGACGGAACTTCGACAACACGGTCTTCGCAGAGTTCTCAAATTGAATACGGGATTATCAACCTGACGCTTGATGACTTGCTACTGAACTCAACAAGCCAAGCCGAAGATATGGCGACATTCTTATTGTCAAAGTATGACGACCCCGAATACCGAATCGAGTCGGTGACGGTTGACCTAAAGAACATCCCTGAAGCTGACGTTGATAAAGTTCTTGAATTGGATCTAAATGATGTTTGTGAAATCAAGTTCACGCCGAACAACATTCCCCCGGCAATCGAACGGTTCACAGAGATTATTAGGATTGAACATCAGGTCACAGCGACTTCGCACAACGTGACATTCGGGTTCGCTGCCCTAGACCTAAACTTCTGGAGGCTTAGTGATTTGGTGTTTGGTAGACTTAGCGAAGGAAACTCCCTCGCTTATTAGGAGATAAATGTCAGGCTGGAAAGATTGGGCTATCGGTGAAGTTGTCACCGAGTCAGAGTTTCAGAGTTTTGTTCAAGATCAGGTCGTTCAGAGATACGCTGACGCAACCGAAAGAGACAACACTCTAGGGGCTAACGTTGCCGAGGGAATGATTGCCTACCTAGAGAACACACAAAAAGTCTCACTGTATGACGGAAGTCAGTGGGTTGAGGTAGGTCAAGAAGGTGACATCACTTCGGTAACCGCTGGAAATGCTCTAACAGGTGGAGGCACTTCGGGAGATGTGACCCTAAATGTTGATGAGTCAGCTATTGAAATCCCTGTCGCACAAATCTCCGACCTTACTGCTTCGGCTAGTGAGCTGAACACTCTTGACGGAATCACAGCCTCGACTACCGAGCTGAACTATACAGACGGAGTAACCTCAAGCATTCAAGACCAGCTTGACGACAAGGCAGACAATTCAGATTTCACAGGTGGCACAGAAGGCTACACAGCGGTAAGCAACGGATCAGCAGGACTCAGCTATCAGCCTATTAGTCACAACTATGTAATAAATGGGGCGTTTGATATTTGGCAGAGGGGTGACACTTTTACACCTACGACCGGAAAAGTTTTTCAAGCAGACCGTTGGGCTTGTCAATATGCCAATGGGACTCCTACAACTGTTTCTCTCACACAAGAAACTTTTACACCAAATGACATTACAGCCATTGGTTACGGCGAAGGAAAGTTTTATCTCAGAAACACAGTGACAGATGTTGGTTCTGCACTTGCGTTAAGAAAACAACACTATGTTGAGGATGTTAGAACCTTAGCCAATCAAACTGTAACTGTTTCGTATTGGTCAAGGGCTACAAGCGGAACGCCAAACACAAGAGTCTATTTATTTCAAAATTTTGGAAGTGGCGGCTCAAGTTCAGTTTTTCACTCACCGACTCAAGGTGCTGAAAATCTAACATCTGATTGGGTCAGATACACATTCACTTTTAGCCTTTCGTCAATATCGGGCAAGACTATTGGAACAGGAAGCTTTCTACAACTTACGATTCAAAATGAGTTTATCTCTAGTGGTGATGTTATTGACATCTGGGGCGTTCAACTAGAAGCAGGCTCAGTCGCAACACCCTTCAAGCGAAACGCTAACAATATTCAAGGGGAGCTAGCAGCGTGTCAGAGGTATTATCAGATTGATAAGGATATAAGACTTAAAGTATATTCTGTGAGCGGTACTGACAATTCTGTTGTTAGGTATGTTTTTGCGACTAACATGAGAACCGCTCCCAGTATTTCTGTTGCGAGAGGCACAACTGTAAACTGCAATAACACGATCCAAGGTCAAATTTCTAGTTATGGCTTTAGCTTAACTCTTGATGCCATCAACTCAGGCATGGCAGCGATTGGTCAAAACGGAGATGCCTCAATAGAAATGAATGCGGAGCTATAAATGAAGACATATAAATTTATTGAAGTTGAAAACGAGCAGATTCTAAAGATGACAGATTCACAAGGCAAAACTTGGACTATCCCACAAGACCCAGCGAACAGCGACTATGCCGAACACCTACGCTACACAGAATGGGTAGAAGCAGGGAATGAGCCTGAAGATTTCTGGACACAGGATGAAGCGTTACTTACCGAGGGAGAAGAAGAATAATGGCAGGTGCAGGATACAGAAGCTTCGCCCCTAATTCAGTTCTAACAGCTGACCAAGTTCAGAACTTCTTGATGGATCAGGCTGTTCAGGTTTATGCAGATGCAAGCGAACGGGATACAACTCTGACGGGTGTTGTCTCTGAGGGTATGGTGGCTTATCTTGAGAGTGAAGAAAAGCTGTTCATCTTTACGGGTGCATCATGGGAAGAAGTAACCCCTTCAACTATTTCGGCGAACATCATTGACTCGGGGACACTTGACGCAGCTAGGCTTCCCTCTATCCCTCTCGGCAACTTACCTACTGTTCCAGTCACCAAAGGGGGAACGGGTGGAACCACTGTTACCGAAGGAAGAGAAGGGCTTGAGATTTATGTTCAGGAAACTGAGCCTAGTTCTACAACCACCGGCGCAATCTGGATCTACTAAATGGCTAACTCGTTTGAAGTAACACTCAGGGGAGTTCAGAACGGGAATGTCTTTACCTCATTCACCGCTCAGGTTGACAACCCTGTAAATAGAACTGTCTATGTTTATTTTTGGCATGCACTAGGCACACCGTCATTCAGTCAAATTGAGCAAAGTTCTAACGCTTTCTTTTCGGTTCAGACAATCGGGGCTAACGGGTCAGCTACTTACACCCCTAACATTCAGAATCTGCAAGCAGGTCAGACCTACTCTTATCAATACACCGTTACCGACCAACCGACTTTTGACCCTGCCGATGTAATCTTCAGGCGACCCCTTTCGCCTCCTGGAACTTATACTTCGGCGGCTCTCCCGACTTTCACAGACACAACTCTTGGGGATGCCACACAGGGCCAGCCATATTCTGACGGGGTTTCAGCTTCTAACGCAACAAGTTACACGCTTATCTCTGGGATGCCTTCAGGTTTGAGCCTAAGCACTAACAACGGTTCAATTACGGGAACGCCGAATGTAAGCGGAAACTTCTCAATAACAATTGACGCTAACAACTCCTTCGGTTCCACAAGAACAACCGTCTCACTTTCAATCAATCCTCCCGCTCCTGTTTGGACTGATCAGACTGTTCAATCCCCTGCCTTTATTGATGCCCCTTATTCGGATGGGGTGCAAGCAACCTACGCAACTAGCTACACGGTTTCGAGTGGTTCATTACCAGCTGGACTTTCGCTCAACAGTTCAACGGGTGCAATTACTGGAACCCCGACAACCGAAGAAACTCAAAACTTTACAATTCAAGCATCTAACGCAACAGGCACAATCTCGACAGGATTACAGATTGAGGTTCAATCTGGACTGCAACCCCCAACCTTTACAGACGACACGCTCTCAGGGGATTTGAGGGTTCTAATTTCTTACTCTGATTCTGTTTCGGCAACTGATGCAGAGAGCTACGCCTTTAGCGGTGACCCTGTTCCGGGACTAAGCATTGACAACTCTGGAAATGTTACGGGGACACCTACCGAGCAGGGGACTTTTGACTTTGACATTGACGCAACTAACGCAGCAGGGACAACCTCAGCCCCGTTCTCGCTAACAGTGAAGCCAGGTGCTAAGCGATTTGATGGGACTGACTTCGTTGCGGTGACAACTTTCAAAAGATATGACGGAACCGAGTGGGTGGATGTCTTGCAGACTAAGCGCTATGACGGAACCGACTGGGTGAGTGCGGACTTGTAGAATAGACATATGGAAGACGAGCAAACTCAGGAAATCAAACAGCGAGTAACTATCAATCAGCTCTATCAAAAGCAGCTTGACAATGAGAAGCTATTAATTGAACTCAATGCAAAAATGACGGGGATGCCTGAGCGTGTCCGAGACCTAGAACTTCGACAGGCCAAGAACGCTTGGATTGAAAAGGTTGCATACGCTGGTTTGCTTGCAGGTATTACGGCGGTTGTCGGTGGACTCATTTCAGTATTGTGATGAACCGCTTTGCAAGGTTTGTGATCTGATTATTCAAGGTCATGTTTTAGAAGTGACCAAGCCTAAACTTCCCTAAGCTATCGTTTTACCTGTTACTAAGCTACTTTTTTACCAACACATAAGCCTCTAAGTGTTGCTATACATGTATAGCACTTTACGAATTTCGGCAATTATGTTTTACAAATTTACACAAGTAACCTAAAGGTGACATTGGTTAATGTAATTTATAGGTTACATAAGGACATTT